GACCTGCGCCAAGACTAAGCACTAACATGCCTTGCGCAAAAGTAGGTGCTATTCTACTAAATTCTTCGTCAATAAAGTCTGCTTGGGATGTTAACGATTCTACAATTACACCAGCAGTAAGTTTACCTTGTTCAGCATATGCCCGAAGGTCACCTATGGTGATACCCATACCCCTGGCTATAGCGGCGGCTACGGCAGGTGTCTGCTCCATTACGGAGTTCAGTTCTTGGCCTCTTAAGGCACCCGCAGCTAGTCCTTGACCTAATTGCACAATAGCTGAGGCAGCAGATTCAGCAGAGGCTCCAGAGACGGTGATAGCTTTGGAGATTGTCTCTGTTACTTTCAATACCGTTTTCTGTTCAACGCCAAGTCGTCTGGTAGCTCTGCCGATTCTGGAATAGAGATCGGCTAGCTGTTCTTGGCTGTTTCGTGTTCTTATCGCGATGTCGTTGATTTTTCGGAATGCGAATTCCTGCTCAACGAGCCCCTTGTTAGTAAGTGCGATTCGGGCTTCCAGTCTTTTATAAGAATCTGTTGTTCGAGTAAGTACAGTACCCGCAGCAAAAGCGGCTACGCCGACTGAGATCAGTGCGATAGTGCGCTGCAATCCCTTAGCTGCCGCTTGGGTAGATTTAGAGATACTGCCAACAGACTTGTTCAATCGAGCTAAGTCATCTCTAGCTTGTTTAGAATTACTTTGCACCTCAATTTGTAAAGCCATGTCATGATTTCCTGTAAAAACCCCTGATGGTTTTGTTATCTCTGTTTGTTAGAGGAACACCATCAGGGGTATGTTTGAGTAATGGACAACTTTTTAAAGCCCCCTTTCGTGTTGAGGTGTTGACTACGGGCATTTTAATAAACCGTAGAGGAGCCCTCAAACCGCTCCGCATTGAGATCCGTGATACACGGGGTGCCATTATGCGGCCTCAAGATACCCCCTTGTCGAGGGGCGTGTTATGTTAAATAGTTCTGACGAAAGAACCTCCCGTCTTAAAGTATTTAGACACAGTTCTCTCAATAAAACGCGGGGGCGCTTGAACTGAGGAGCCTGCGTTAAGGTCCTGGATGTAAGGGGTGCCGTTAGTTAAATACAAGGTTTCAATTCTTGTAGTAGATACAGGACCCAGGAGGGTAACAGGTTTACTTCCGGTAGAAGCATCAAAAACTTCTCTATTATTAGCAGTGAGAAGCCAGCTACCTCTAGCCCTTCCTTCATCTACAGGTGTAGTATATTGCAGATCAGCTACAGATTGGAAAGCAGCAATACGCTGTGCGTTATTAATAAGTTTTGTCGTTTCTTGATTAAGGTTTTTGAAGGTAGAGTCAATACCCTTAATGGACACATTAACACGTACTGCCATAGTTGTTAGCCTTTCTTGTTAGCTGATTCTAGTAAAGCACCAAAAACAGATTTACCTAATGATTGACGCATGACATCCTCATCTTTTCTGTCTTCCTGCCATTTCTGGAGAGCGAGTAGGGATGGGAATATTTCATGTCCAGCTTTCTTTACACCCTGAGCATTCATTAGCAGAGATGCCCGTTGGTCTTCTCGCCAGCCAATAGGTCTCGCTTGAAGGTACTCTGCCCACTTCCTTAATTCAGAAGCAGGCATTTCTTGTTCTATCTTGTAAACAGGGGTCCCGAGGTGAAAAGCGAGATCGAAGACCCACAGCTCTTGCTCGCTTAGGCGTTTCCCTCATCGTCCCCTACACCCATAATAGCTTCTGAGAGCTTAGTCAACTCAGATATAGGGAAGGAATCCATTTCTTCATCAGTCAGGTCTTCCGCATCTACAACAGCTAAACGGATAACTGTACGTAGTAGAGCTAATTGATCCTGCTCTGCTTCGGGGATTGCTTGCATCGCTTTAGTTTCTTTTTCTATAAGCTTCGCTTGTCCAACTGTAAGTGTTTTAATTTCTACGTCGCCATCCATGAATGGAACGGTTTTGGTTTGAGTTTTACCTAGGTGTTGTTTCATATCTATTAATCTCTTTTATAAAATAAGTTAGTATTGTGAGCTTGGAAATCGTCCAAGAGTTTATGCATTTTGTTTAGTACATCGAGGGTCTCGAAGATTTCAGTTCGCTTTTCTACATGGGCAGGGATGCTCTCATCAGAGAAGTCTTTGAAACGATCAAAAGTTTTACGACTGCTAAAGTCAATGTCTTTCTTCATGTTGCGCAAGGTTGTTTGAAGAACAAAACCTTTATCAAATGGGGGTTTACTATTATCCATATTTTTTATCCTAGTATAAAGACAGGGAGCTTTTAGACTCCCGTCTTATCATATTGTTGTTTTACTTATGCAGGTAGTGCGTAAGTAGAAGTAGTAGTGTCCTCTACTAAAGAGAAAGGACCGCTAAAGTCACCTTCGATAGTTAGAGAAATAGTAGCCTGCAAGCTATCAGACAAAGAAGGAGCGACCTCGAAAGAGGCTATAGTGCCGAAGAAATAGAAATCAGCAAATTTGTCAGCGTTGTCAGCAGTCAGAATACCAGAAGCATCTGCAGTAATGTCAGCGTCAGCTATACGAACACGGAAACAAAGACGGGTAGCGCTTTTACGCAAGGTGTCTAGTGCAGCGTGGTCAGCAGGGATGTAGTTCAAAGTGAACTCCAAAGAAGGAGCATCAGATTGACCAGAGACCTGTGAGCTGGAGGCCTTTCCGTAGACAGGGACGTTCACGATGTTAGCGGGAGTACCTAATGAAGGGAACTCACGGATGTTACCAACGTGCTTAACCGCTGCTTCAGGGGTTTCATCTGTTGCAGTATTAGTAGCTAAGATAGTTGTGCTGTTGCTTGCGAATAACGCGTGTAGGTCAGCGGAAGCGCTGTTAGTGTTGTTAACGGCGTTAGCTACGAAGTCTAGAGTAGTGAACTTAGACGCACCGATAGAAGA